GTAAGTTGTTTTATTCACAAAACCATCATTCAACATTCTTGTCAATCTTCTTTTATTCATTTTCTTATAATCCTTTAATGAATACCGTGTTACATCAAAAGCCGTTGCAAGCTTGTCGCCTCTTGCTGACATTAAGTAATTATTTTTTCCAATCATTAAACCGATTGCATTTTTAATATCGTCCATTTCCTTTTTAATGCTTTTTTGCTTGCCTCTGAGTTTCTTCGTTTTTTCTATCATCTCGACAATCTTGTCAAGGTCAGGTCCGCCGATCGTTGTCTGGGAATCCTTTTTAAGAATAGGATTTAATTTCATTACATCCTTCCAGATCTCAGGCTTCGGGGGTTTGTCTTTTTCAATGTGAAACCAGAAGCGTTCCGCAAGTGCCAATATTTTCTCTTGCGTTTTCTTATGCGCTGATATCGGCCCGTATAATCGATGCTGCCCAGTGTCAATCATTACAGATACATAAACCGTGTCGATTCCATAACATAACATTTGAGCTTGAATCTGTAAATATACACTTGACGGGATCCCGTTGGCTGACAGGTCGTCTTTATCATATCCCAGGTTAATATTATCTGTTCTTTTAGCTCCGAAATATCCGGTTGTTTTTGCTTCCATTATAAATGGTTCCACAGTTTCTATTAAGTCAGCATGTGCTTTTAAATAAGGACGATCTGGGTGTACTGCCTCGGTGAGGGATCTGAATTTAAAACATTCATTTTCCATTTTATACCGTGATAACAAAAAATGACTAAAATATTTTGCTGGATGAAAAACTGGCTGTGTCTGATCAAGCTCTTCAAGTCCCCACTTCAATACAAGCGGTTCTAATTCCTTGCCGGCGCGAGTTCGCTCATTACCCATAAACGGATCGGCACGTCCTGTTTTCTGCTCCCATAGCGTCAGGGGCGATTGATCGTATTTAAGATTAAGCAGCGCAAGCGTTGGAATGTCTGAGGCTCCAACGTATCGCCGCCCCTCTTTGAAGTCCGGATCTTTTAGGTATGTGAATTCGTTCATTTAATAAGCTCCTTTGATATAAGATTTAATAAATTTGTAATAGCACTGTAAAAAGTTCGATGTCCCTGCAATGTAATTTCATCGGCGCCACAAGCTATACTCATTTTTAACAATGCCAGTCCGTTATTTAATTCTTTTAATTGTTCTTTTATTGTTGACGGTAATATATTTACTCGCTTGTAAATAATACCAATGCAGTCATGCTCATAACACTCTGTAAATCTTTCCCGAAAAAAGCAATCCGAACAATCGCCTTTAACTTTCTTTAAATATATTTTTTTACGAGGCTTTACTTGTTTATAGATTATGCTTTCAAGAATGCATTTAGATCTTAATTCCATACTGTATTTATAAGCATCACAATCTCCGCCAGTTCTAAAGAAAAAACAATTATTGCAATATTCATTATGATATTTAACATGTACTTTCTTTAAATATATTTTAGCCATTTAATTATTCCTTAATCTTGTTAATGATAAGTTTTCCTTTCATGTTTGGAAGAACGTATACACAGCGTTCTGCTTCCTTTAAAACTTCCTCCATTGCCCTGTTCATAATATCGATTAAATCATTTGTTGATTTTCCTTCTATTGTTAATGAGAATTTCATTTTTCAACCCCTTTAATAACCTTCTTACAATAAGGGCATTTAACCACCGGCTTTTTAGTTTTAAAATCCCGATAAATCATTTTCTCATATCCACAGCATTTATAAATTATAATCATTTAATTATCTCCTGTTTATGACATCCGTTAACGTGTCAAGTAAATTTTTAGCATCCGCGACATCTGCCCATGTAGTTTTATCGTCAATGGTAATAAGACTTTTTTCAATAAACCATAATGAGTCCTTTATTTCTCTTTGCAGTTCGTCAAGTCTTTTCTGGATGTCACTCATCACCCGCCCCCTTGATCGCATCATGAATTATTATTACTTTTTCAATACTGAGATTTTCAAGACCGCTTGCAAACTTCGAAATAGTAGCGATGTTCACGCCTGATAATTCAGACGATTTCTTGACCCCGGTATGATTTACCGTTTGCCGGGTGTATTCCCGTAATGCGTTGTTAATTTCAATTACTTTTTTAGTGTTCATTATCTCTTTCCTTTCTATTTAATTTATGTCCACAGTGAGGACATAGTAAAACCGGTTTATATTTTCTTATCACTGGCCGACCGTAAGAACATTTTGGACACTGATAAAAGTTAATGACTGGGAATAGATGGGATTTAATTTTTTTCATGGTTTCCTTTTGGCGGGATTGCTCCCTTTGTTTATCTATTGTATATTAAGCTTTCCGCATCGCTGCAAGCTTCCATGTATGCGATGTTTAGAAATTCTGATTTGTCTTTTACTCTTTCAAGGATTTCAACTTTCTTTATTGCTTTTTTAATTTCTGCCTTCATCTCGATTCCTCCGTTGTTTTTTTTCTTTATCATATTTATAATATACTAAATATTTTACAAAACGTCAAGTATTTTATTTACTGCATAGAGAAAAAACGAGTTTTTATCCCTGAATGGTTCAGGGGTTACAGATCACCTATTCCCCAATACTTTTTTTTTTTTTTTTTTCGTACACCCTGGCTTATATCCGATCGCATCTGCCAGCGCTTTTATCTGATTCCGATCTTGCAATTCAAATGCCAGCTTCAATATATATTTCTGACGTGTCGCGGGATCCATTTTCTGGATCAATTCTATATTATCGGTCAGCTCTCTTATCGTTTTCTGGTCAGCTCCCGGAAGTGCAGAGATCAGATCCCCCGCGATCACCTCCGGAGTTTTTCTGACCATGCCTGTTTTATTATCGATATCCGCAAACACAAAACCACAGGACGGACATTTCCGAGGCTCGCCAGGCCAGACAGCAAAGCATTTTGGACAATCCCTGGTCGTTGGCGGTTTATCTTTTTTCCGGTTCCGCTTTTTAGCAGTCAGGCTCCATTCCCGATCGGCCAGTACGTGACCATGCAAATAATAATTACCCGCATGATCCAATATAATAGCGTTTTCCTTTCCTGGGAATTTACGCAACGCCCGTCCGACCTGTTGCAAATACAATCCGAGGGAAAGCGTTTTGCGCAGTAGTATGCATCCAGCCATTACCGGAACGTCGACGCCCTCGCTTATCACGTCGCAAGATGTGACAATATTTATTGACCCGTCGGCAAGTCCTTTTATGGCTGCCTCCCGTTCTTTGCGTGGCATATTGCCATAAACCATCACGGCTGTATATCCGGCGGCTTTAAATTCTTTTGTCATTATTTCACAATGCAAAAGAGATACGCAAAAACAGACGACCGGGAGGCGGTCAAGATATTTTCTATAATGTTCTATCACGTCGCCGACGATCTGCCTTTTTGTCATTGTCTCGACCTGTTCGTCTTTATCGAAATCGCCGCGCTTGATATGATATTTTTTTGTAATCTCTTCGGGAGGTCGATACATTACCGGATAGCTGAGATATCCAGATTTTACAAGATTGTTTATTGACGGGCCTTTAACCATGCAATCGTAAATGTCTCCAAGTCCGACCCCGTCCATTCTCTCAGGCGTTGCAGTATATCCGAGCTTTGGAATGTCCGGAAAATAGTTTAAAATCTTCTGCCATTGACCGGCGACGCTGTGATGACATTCATCTATAATTATTATATCCGGCTTCTGTATTTTATTCAGGCGTCGAACCAGGGTTCCGACCATCGCAACCTGGACGGCGCCACGCGTGAGAGGTTTTCCGGATGCAACCTGACCGGCCTGTACTCCGAGCATAAATAACTTTTCTAATGTCTGTTCAAGGATTTCCTGTCTATGTACAAGTATTAAAACCCGATTTCCTTTTTGCTTTGCTCCGAGTGCTATAATAGCAAACATGATCGTCTTGCCTGATCCGGTAGGAGACACTACCAGCGGCGCCAGGTATTTTTCCCGCAATGCCTGACGGGTGAGATTTAATATTTTCTCCTGGAATGGGTAGGGGGTGATCATTTTTCAACCTCCCATTCCTTTAATTCATATCCGTCGTCGCTTTCCCTTGCGATATATGCACGCCCCCCGATCCTGACAATATTATTTAACCAGTCGATCTGTTCCGTCGTTAATTTCGGACTTGCTTTTGTTTTTACTTCTATTGAACAGAAATAAGGTATTTGTCTGTGAAATTTATATTCCATTTCCCATCCAATTAAATCAGAGGATCCCACCTGTAATCCGAAAGTAATTTTTTTAGGGTATTCAAGCATCAAGGCAAAAGAATCACCGATAACAGAATGAGTTTTTCCAGTCCACGCCTGACCCTGATGATTTTTAAATAACCGACCTCGATTATCTTTTGACCAGTCAAGGATTATTTGACTGACTATTTTTTCGTGAGCGGTGGACATATCTCCCCCCGGAATATTTTCTTGACTTTATGCAGTTTAAATTTTTCTTCATCTGTTAAATCTTTTATCAATTGCATTTCGGCTCTGCTGTAAATAGTTCCATCTTCGCAAGTGACGGAATTGTCGTTGACCGTTATATTCTGTTTTAGGATTTTGCTGTATTGTGATTTCATTTTATTTGTTTAAAAACTCCAATGTCGCCAAAAACTTTGTATAGTTTATAAATTTCGTTTTGAAGCGTGTTTTCCAATATGCTTTTATCCGGTGAAATATATCTAATTTCCTTACGTACATTTATAGAATTTCCTTGACCGTCCCATTTTATAATCTTGGTTTTACCGTTAAATTTTTCTAAAATTGCCTTACTATACTGCATCTGCAGCCTCCTTAATATTTCCCGGGATCCTCATCATAAAGTTTTTCCTCTTCTGTTAACGAGTGCCAGTCATCCTCTGGCATGCCTTTTTTCTTTGCTCTTTGCCCTGCCTCAATTAGTCGTTTTACCGTGTTTGGATCTTTCATAATAGAACCCCCTTATAAATAGGATCATAAAGAAAATCAAGATTGCAAGTTTCATCATGCCCGAACATGCAGAAAAATGTTTTACTGATACAGACATAATTTTCACAGTTAAAACAATCTGATTTTTTGTAATGACGTTTTTGCATTTCGGAGTAGGAGAATTTCATTATACTCTGTATAATCCGTCATCACCTTTAAGGGCAATAAATTCCATCGCACAGCATTCTATCGGTAGTTTTTCGGTGGTATAACCTTTTACCCACCATGCACAGGTGGAATTTTCTTCACAATAATTGCTTTCTCCTCTTGGCTTGCTGAATGTTAACGGGCATAATCTTTTCATTTAATAATTTCCTCTATTTACAATATATAAATTATTTTAATAAATGTCAAGTATTTTATTGGGTTTTTATTAAAAAAGTTTCAATTGACTTTTATGAACTTCTATTCTGTTATTTGCGTCTTTGTAATAATCTTTGTCAAGTTCGCAGCCGATATAATTAAAGCCCTCTTCGATACAGGCAATTAAACTGCTTCCCGATCCAACATGACTGTCAAATATTTTGTCGTTTGGTTTAGCATAGTTTTGTAGTAGCCATTGATACAATTTAACGGGTTTTTGTGTCGGATGAATACGCTTCTCGTAAATATCGCTGTTTGTATCTTTTCTATATCCAGCCCACAAACAAGTAAATATTTCAAGATGATTTATTATTTTTGTCCACGCCATTTCCCCCTTTGACAAAGATGGCATTTTAACTTTCTTATCCCATATAATCCATCCACCTGTTATTGGCAAATTAAAATAATTTCCGCCCCATATAATCTGGTTTTTGCTTATTCTAAATAATTCATCAAAATAGTCATCACTTGGAGCTTCGTCCCATGATTTATCTTTATATCCCTTTTGCACTGGATTGGACCAATCATTATATTTCCTTTTGCTCCCATCTTTTCGCATTCCACAGCTCATCGATAAATTTTCTCTGTCAAATCCTATCCCATAAGGAGGATCAACTATTGCCAATTCAAAATAATTGTCCGGGACGTCTTTCATGTATTCCATGCAGTCGATGTTTAAAAACCTACTCTCCATCAAAAAGGAATCTCCATAGTCTGATCATCCTCAACCTGTTCGCTGAAATAAATATTTTCTATCAGATCCCATTCCAGCAGGATTGCGCCCTTCGTCTGACCGGCGAACCTGATACTCGGCATTTTTCCAATGCTGGCCGGATGCCTCCGGAGGATATCAATATATCGATCTCTGTACTGGGTATTGTCTAAAATATTATTTATTGACTGGTGATGTTTTGCAATTGCTAAATATCTTTTATCATCTGACGCTAATTTATATATCTTCATACCATGACGAAGCAATATATTTTTATGCTCTTCGGATGCATAGTCGTCTTTTGCCTCCAGGATCATTTCCGCAATACTCATAAACTCGCCGGACATCAAACGGATCTGATGATCGAAAATATGCCTGATAAGCTTATCCTCGTCAGACTCAAAAACCTCAGATTCATAATTATTTAATAATTCTATTACTGTTTCTTTTATATCTGCTTCCTGTACTTCTTTACAGTCTACTATCATAAATAGACTTGCGAAAATTGCTCCCATGTTATCGGCTTTTCTATTGTCCTGCGTTTCAGCTTCAATTATCTTTTTAATCACTTCTGTATTTTTCATTATCAGACCGAGGTTATTATAAATCCGGCGTCTGAATATTCCGGGATCCGCAAGCAGTCCGGTTTTTAATATCTCATTTGTATTCTTGCGCTTGTTTTTTATTTTTGAAAAGCTCTTTAATCTGCAAATTAAAATTCTGTTCTCAATTGCTTCATTTGTAAAATATGGAATAACAGACGAAAAGCAAAACGGCGAACGGATGCAAAACCTGTCCACGCCTCCGGATTTATTTGCAAGTGACATATTCGCTGAAAAATCGGAGCTGGCATTTCTTGCGATTTCCAGTTTTTCTTCTATCCTGAGACGGCTTTCTTTATTTTTACCCGGTTCCATCTCGTCAAGAATTACAGGGGCAGCGGAACTCTTCAGACTTCTATAAACACCCGGGGCGCTGGTCTTGCCAGTTCCGATCTCTGCTATTGGTCCGCAAATAGGGTGTATCAATTCACGGAGCAGAAACGATTTCCCGCATTGAGTTGGTCCGGTAATCCAGACATGAGGCCGCCAATTGAGGATCCCGGCAAAAGGGGCGATTAATGACCACCCACAGGCAATCCAGCTTTCTGTTTTCGTCTCGAATCCCTGAGACATAAAAAGATTTATCAAGGATTTCCCCTGATCATCCGTTGCGACAACGCCGTCGAATTTTCCCATCTTGCGATCTGATCTGACATAGAAAAATTTGCTTGCTATATCCTTGACTGGTTTTCCAGTACCATTTATAATATAGTCTCCGTTATTTATTATTATTTTTTTATCATCCATCCAGACGCCGGTACCCCGGACACTGTCAGGCCGAAAGAAACCGACGCCCTCGGAACTTCTTATGATCCAGTCAACCGCGCCGTCGAAATCGAATCCAAGTCCACGCCTGGGAAATGCTCCGATCCAGAAACCGAGCTCCGCAATTTCTAATAATTTCCCTTTTCCGAAGGCTCCGAGTCCGATTCTTTTAATTGTCCGGGATCCCTGGGGTAGGAAGTAATGATTTCCGTCGTCGAAGCCCATAAAGCGGAAAGGCATTTTTCCGCCCCCTGCTCCCATCGCTTCAATTTCATTTTGTGATATGCTATCATCATAAGGCAAAGCTCCTGCTTGACCCTGATTAAGCGATACATTAATGTTTTTTTCATAATCCTTACACTCCTGTATAAATTTTACGCAGTCGATCCCATCTTTTACAGCGTCTGCAATATCCCATTTATTCGGCTTATCTTCTATTGATAGTATTCGAGATTCAGGAAGTATCTTTTTTATTTGCAAGGCTGCTTTAAAGCCCGGATCGTCGTTGTCTGGCCAGATAGTGATTTTCCGGCCTTCTAAAGGGCCCCAGTCAGTTTTATTTACCTGGGAGGTTCCACCGCACCATGAAAGGACAGAAAAGCCCTGTACGTTGATGTCAGCGCATTTCTCACCTTCTACTATTAAAACCGGTAAATCTGACAGACGGGAAAGCCCGTATAATGGAATATTCTCAGATATAGGATTTCCAGACTCCCAACGATTACGAACGCTGTAATAATATGGCCTTATTTTCTTTTTCTTTCCCTCATGCCTGGCAACTACAAATAATAATTTTCCGGCTGCGTCTCGATATTCCCAACCCCCGGAAACTGCACCGATATTTTTAATGTACCATTCAGAAGAAAGCATCTCATTTAATTTCTTTAATGCTCCTTCCGGAACTGGTAAAACCGGATCGTGTTTCTTCTTTTCCTTTCTCTGTTTTTTATCCGGCACGATCCCCCCTGATTGACTTATTATATATTTCGCAGCGTCAAGCTTATCTATATTGTCACGCTGACATAAAAGGTCAATGAGATCGCCGCCCTGCTTTATCGCGTGATCGTACCATTGACCAGATTCCTTAATATGAAAAGACCCGATATTATTATCAGCCCTGCCAGGATGCAGCGTTTGAAATTCGTCTTTGATCCATTTAGCGCCCGGACTCGAAAACAGTTTTTCTATGAGTCCGGGATTAATGCAATCTCTGGCCTGTTTGAATATGTCGTTTTTCATGTGTTTAGTTATATATTTAGTTTTTTATAACTCTCTGACAATAAGGGCAAATAGTATCTTTTTGCATTTCCTTGAGCAGATCTAAAAATATAAAATATATTTTCTTATCTGTTTCGGTGAGGTCAACTTCTATTGCAACCATATCTTTTACAAGATTAATTTTTTCTATTATTTCCATAACGATCTAATACCTGATTATATCTATTTTCTTTTATTTCTTTATCGGGATCGTATTTAAAAATTGATATTATATATTTAATTATTTTTTTTACCCAGGACATAATTCCAAGTCCAGCCAGCAGATTTTCCCGGCAATGCAATAATTATTATCAAGTCCACAGACTCCGATCTCCATACCAAATGTTTCGCGCTTTTCCAGGTGATGGCAATTTCTACAGTTTTTCGGGATCGTCATTTTCTCCGGTTCGTGAGGGTGATCGTTTAAATTCAATATATTTACCTCCCAGGTTATATCCACAGTACAAGCTGAATACAGATATTAAGGCCCACGCGGGGAACTTGTCAGTTATAAAAAAAGCAAGTGTCGCAATTACTAAAGGGATAAATGCGCGGGATGATATGTTTCTGAGTATTTTATTTTTCATATTTCGACCGACCAGCAACGACCGTATATTTTTTCAGCTTTTATTTTATTATAAAAATATCTTACATTATATCCCGATAGTCTTTTCCTTAATTTTCTTGATTTGTTTCTATCTCCAGCTGGATCGTTAAAAATAAATATATCGTCGTTATCATAACCGATCATTAATTGATAATGCCCTTTTTTATGGTAGAATATAATATTTCCCTTATCTATTTCAGCACGCATCTTTTTTAATTCACTATCCCATATTTTACGAGCGCGAGGCCATGCTAAAAAAGTGACTTTTTTACACTTATACCCTTTTTCTCTTAAATATTTAATGAGATTTTCTTCCCATTGAAATTTATTATTTATACCGTATTTTAAAAGCATATATCCCAGGACGTCGTCTGGATGTCCACCGGTGATCATTGCAACACAGCAAACATTACAAGTTCTGAATTTCTCGTTTTTTCTCGTTTCCGGTAGATCTGTGATGTCAAAATATTGATTCCAATATGCTTTAGTCTGGTTTAGTCTGGACATCTGGCAACCTCTCAATTATTTTTTTAACTTTAAACATTTTGCGATCTTCGAATTCTGCTTTTTTTCCGAGATTCCATTGGCTAACTGGTCGAAAGTAACCCACAGTCCTTGACCACTGTTCTACCGGTATTTTTTTATTATTCATTACGCCTCCTTTTTCATTCAAACCACCATAGATCATAAATTTTATTTTCCGCCGCCTCCGTCAGTCCGTTAATCTCAATAAATAGCATATCTAATTTATCAAAGTCCATTATTTTATCGTCGTGACCGTATTTATTAAACCTTACAAGCAAGAAATTATCAGCTCCTATATGAGCATAAAATTCACACCCTGTAAAGTCATTTATTATTTTTAATTTTTCAAGTAGTTTTTCGATAGTCATTCACTAACCGCCATTAATAATATTTTATTAGCTTTACATTCTTTTATTGCTGTATGCAATACCATTTTCTGCATAAATGTAAATCTTAATTCATCCGGATCTAATATCATGTACCCAAGCAACCCCACACTTAACCGAATAGACAATCCGTCTTTTCTCCTAAATTGTTCGATAACAAAACAAGTCCCTTCCACCGTCCACCATTTTTCAGACTCATTTTCTAGACTGTTTATTATCTCATTAAACGCGTCTTCTCTCATTCTCACCACTTCCCGAAAAAATCATGCAGATCATAAAGGGCTATTCTTTTCTGACGTTCCAGATAATCCATGATCGCCTGTTCCGATCTTCCCCTTCCATATCTTTCGAAGTCTGCCATTTTATTTTTTGCTGATAATTTTTTTAATTGTGTTGCTGTTAGATATTTCATTTCTCACCTTCCCTGATTTTTATTAAATGTATTATTTATCCATTGTACTAATTTATAGACAACGAACATTATTACAAAATAACCCGCCAGCATTACATAAAATCCAGCCCAATAATAAAGTAGATCGAATAATGAACGTCCGAGATGGATCCAGTTTGATAGATGAAGCTTAAATCCGAGTTCGAAAACCATGTTTTGCTCCTATTTAATTATAATTGCGCCGGTCTTTCCCGGCTGTCATCGGTTTACATCAGTTTTAAAGAGCCTAACAAACCGCAAGAAAAAGCTCTATTGGCCGGGCCGGGACTTGAACCCGGATTTGCGGTCACGTTCCCCCGCTTTTCCCCATGACGATAGCTCTTTATTCTATCTATCCACTCCGGCCATTCGCAGGGGAGACGCCCCTCCCCCGCATTTCCGATAACTACTAAAATATTTATTCGTGAAACATACTTATTTTTTATGAATAACCCGCCTCACTTTCAGGCCGGACTTATTCCTGTACTATTTATCAAAACATGATAAAACCAACTTTCTCATACTGGCAGATAACCCACTTTTCTTTTGTTTTATCAATTCATATTCTTTGTCGATGTCAATATCTTCAAGTTTACTTTTAGACATTAACCCATTTGTGTCCATTCCCATCCCTGCAACAAGTGCCATCATATGCGCTAAAAAAGATCCTCTCGTTCTGTTGTTAAACATATTCCACCGTTAAAAATCACTTGCACAAAACATAATTAAAACTATCATTATCAATGTAAATAATAAATCAGTCATTTTATTTTTTACGCCCTGTTCCTTTTCCCTTTCCTGCACCCTGGCCTTTCCCAATACTGCCTTTTCTACAACCGCCTTTATTGGCATTACGGCCTCCCATCTTGCCCTTTCCGGACCCGTCTTTTTTATTTAATGGTCTCTTCATATGTTTACTTCTTTATCATAATTATTCATTCCCTCGGCAACGCTTATTATATATTTTGCCGCCTGTTCTCTACTTTTCAGGGTAGGTTCCTTTTCTTCTATTAACTGTACAAAATTTCCAGCTTGCTTCTTTTTGTCATCCTCCCAGTTTCCGACATCGCTGATCCTAAAACCTGGTAATTGATAAATCATACTACCACACATTTTTATTATTAACTTTTTACTGACCAGCGATAAAGCTTTTTCTACTATATCGATCTTAATATATGTCTCAGTATGTAAATTTAATTTTTTCCGTGTTTTCTTCTCATGATCTTCTGTATATTTATGTAGTATATCCTGGATGAAAAAATCAATTGTCCAGCCCATCCCGGACACGTCGTTTAATTCATCCATTATTACACTCAGGCGATCCGTAATTTTAGACGATATTTTAATTATTGTTTTTTCTTCCATTATTAGTCTCCAAACGCAAAAGTATTATTTTCTTTTTCGAAATGCTTGCTTAAAACAGAGTTAACAAAGTTTTTCTTACTATACTTTAAGCCTGTTTCTTTTTCTTTATTCTCAATCGCTTCTGTAATTTTTAAATTATTCTGGTCGGTAATTGCTACAAGTGTATTATTAACTGGTGTTTCCATTGCCTTTTCTCCCTTACTTTTTTGTAATTATCGTGTAAGCAAATTACAAAATAATAAATTATTTGTCAACTAAAAATTAAGAAAATATAAAAAAAGTGTAAAATATCTATTAACAAATAATTTTACGGAAAAATAGCATAATAACTGACATATAAACTAACTATGTGCAAAAACTGCTTAAAATAACAGCAAACAACAAATGACCTATACAAATATGTAATTTTGTCCGACAGGCAATTACGCTTAAATGACGTTTTTAGGCCGATCGATTACAAAAAAAGCTGACGGTCTATATCCATAATGGTGAGCAATTATTTACAAAACTGCCCTTTCCTTACTATATATATAAATATATATATAAAAACTATTTATTATTATTATTTAGTAAGGGGGGTGTAAGATCGTAAGAGAAAACGAATGTGTGTATTTCACATGCGTGTGTATCTATTTTTATGCAAGAGTTTTTTGAATTACAGTTAGAACTTTCTAAAATACTTAAATAGATATTGTTTTTTTCTTGACAATTGACCAGTGTGTTATTATTTTTAGAATGTGAAAAAGAAGAAAAAAAAACTAACTCCGAAACAAAAAATATTTATACATAGTTATTTATCAAACGGATTCAATGCAACGCAAGCCGCGATCTCTGCTGGGTATAGTGAAAATACAGCTGTCAATATTGGAAATGAAAACCTAACAAAACCAAATATCAAAGAGTATGTCGATAAAGAGATTGACAGAATCCTGGACGAAAAAAAAGAGCTGACATTAAAAGTGATTGAGGAGTTCAAGACAATCGGATTTTCTGACATTAAGGATTTTGTCAAGTTTGACAAAGACGGAGTGAAATTACATGATTCTAAAAAAGTTGACGGGAGATCAATTTGCGAAGTGTCCGAAGGGAAAAACGGAATGAAAATTAAACTACATGATAAAGTAAGATCTCTTGAAGGGTTGTCAAAATATCTGGGAATTTTTAACGAAGATATAAACATAAAACTTGACGGACCGATAAAAGTAAAACTAACCGATGGAAGTTGAAATCCCGAAACAGAATTTTAATGATATTTATATTAAATATCTTTATGATCATACACCCTTACAAATTTATTACGGGGGCGCTGCTTCCGGAAAGTCGTATTTCATAGCACAAAAAATAATAGTTAATTTAATGCATACCCTGGGATTTAATGTTATGGTACTCCGGGCGGTGAGCGCGACAAATCACGATTCAACCTTTGCCCAATTATGTCAGATTATTTATGAATGGGATCTTGAAAAATTATTTAAGATAAATCGGAGTAATGGAAAAGAGGTCATTGAGTGCGTGACCGGAAATAAGATAATATTTAAGGGCCTTGATAATGTCGAGAAAATTAAATCAACAACATTTCGAACAGGTCCCTTATCGACCATCTGGATTGAAGAGGCTAACGAGATATCGGAAAAAGACTATAATCAATTAGACCTCAGGCTGAGGGGAAAAAGTAAAGTCAGAAAATCAATTATAGTGTCATTTAATCCGATAGATATTGAGCATTGGATAAAGGCCAGATTTTTTGATGTGGTCCAGGATCCGAAAGAAGTCTTAAAACTTAAAACAACATATCTGAATAATAAATTTCTTGACGAAGCAGATAAAAAACGCATATTAAAATATAAAGATATTGACAATTATTATTATGAAGTGTACGCTCTCGGAAATTGGGGAACGATCTCCGGAGCGCGTGTTTTTAATAGATTGCAGATACATGATTTCAGCTATACAGCGCAGGACTTACAAAACGTCAGACATGGAATGGATTACGGTTTTGTACACGCTTCAACCCTGATGTCAACAGGATTTCGCGAGAATGAATTATATATTTTTGATGAGGTCTATCACAGGGAGCTGACGAATACTCAGTTTATTGTAAAATGTAATGAGGCCGGATTTAATAAACGTAATCCAATAACAGCAGACAGCGCGGAACCAGCATACATTAAAGAATTTCGAGAGGACGGATATAGTAATATAAGAGGCGCGAAAAAAGGCAAGGACAGCCTGAAGACCGGTATTGACTATTTAAAGAACTTCATTATTCATATTCATAAGAGTAATTGTCCGAACGCAGCCAGGGAGTTCCCGAAGTTTAAAAGGCGCGAACTCAGAGACGGAACTATCACAGAAGATTTTGTCGAAATAGCAGACGACACGATCGCGGGCGTCAGATACGGAATTGAGGACTTATGGAAAAATAGGAATGCCATTCAGAAAGCGCCGGACATAGGAAAAGATGCCCTGTTTGGTAAATCAATAAAAATAAAACACGGCGTTGCAAGTAATAAATTTATAAAGAATCATGAGGCCATATAAGTGGATAAGTATAAATGTATAAATAAAGCATGCCCTGATTATTGCGAAACATATAGCAGGTTTTGTGGTAGTGATATAGAACCAGAAGATTGCGATGAACGCATATATCGAGAAGAAGAGGAAATAACGAGCACTGTAAAATATGGAGTACCCGAAAACGATATAATTGAAATTAAACGTAAATTAAATAAAATTCATGTTCCGCATGTTTTTTACGAATCCGATCCTTTGGAAATGGCAAATAAAATTATTGAAGTAAATCAAAATTTAGCTGAGAGTATTTTAATAACACTAAATAACATAACACGAGGCAATTAACATGCCAGATGAAATACTAAAACTAACACCAGCACAGATACAACAGGAGATCGACGCGTTTTTAGCGTCCGATCAATTCTTACAGATAAGCCGTGACTATACATATTATCTCGGAGCTAACCAGACGATAATAAATCAAGACGAAAAAACCACGGAGCCTGATAATAAAATAGCTGTCCCTTTTGGTCGTAAGATAATAAACACCATTACGGGATATGCAGCCAAGCCCGGACTTATTACACACACCCCAAAGGATAAAGCCGATGACACGAAAATAAAAGAGGAGTTCGAACTTTCCCAGGAAACGCTTGAAACGAATAAAATATTTGTTGATACGAATACCGGGGGCGTTGGCTTTGAAGTCCATTATGTAGACGGTGATCTTCCTGAATTCGCAAGGGTTGACAATCGACAGATATTCGTAAAATATTCAGCAGATATAAAACCGGTAATTGAGTGGGCAATCCGTTTCTGGGAAGTAACGGGCATTGACAGCAATGTCATAAAATTTGCAGATGTTTACTATCCTGATGAGATCAGAAATTACAGCAAAACATCCGGTGATTATGTACTGATAGGTGATCCGAAACAGCATAAATACGGAGAGGTTCCCGTGGTTGATTACCAGGTTAACAACGAACGTCAAGGCGTTTTCGAGGCTGTATTATTATTGATTGACAATCATGATGTAATAATAAGCGAAGATATAGCCAATGAACTCGGACGCTTTGCGGATGCATATCTGACAATGAGTAAAACCCTTGATCCCGAGGACATCGATAAAATAAAAGACATGAAGATATTTGACGGCCTGGGAACGGAAGGCGATTTTATTCAATGGCTGGTAAAGACGATCAACGATTCATTTATTAGCAATTCAGCGGATCGATTCGAGAGGTTAATATATGAGATGTCACAGACGCCGAACTTTAACGATGATAAATTTAATCAGAAATCCGGAATTGCAATTGCGTTCGCTTTGGTTGACTTTGAAAATCTTGTATCTGCTATTGAATCATACTTTACAATAGGATTGCAGAAACGGATCCGGCTTTTAAATAATGTTAATGAGGCGATGTTTTCAGGGACAAAGCCCGTAAAAATGGACATTAAATGGACCCGGAATCTGCCTTTTAATATGACAGAGCTTGCGGATATAGTAGTTAAGCTCATGCCTATACTTTCAAGGGAGACACTATTAAAATTATTCCCTGCTGGAATTATCGACGATGTGGAAAAGGAAATAGCGCGCAAACAAGAAGAGGCTGACGAAGCGCAGAAACGATTTAATGATAATCTGGGAGACGGGACGGATGATCCCGATGACGATGATGACGACAACGATCCTGATGACGACGATGATAAATGACAACCTATAACACCGATCAGACAGCGATATATAACCAGTCCGTAAAGCGCACAAATACAGTCAAGCGTAAATTAGCGAAATTATATACAGCGTCATTCGAGAAGATCGAGGGTCAATTAGCAAAAATTCAGATTGCAAAACTCGAGGGCGTCCCGGTTTCTGAATTTCAAGAGCAGCGGTTACAGCGCCTTTTATTTCAAATCGACCAGGAGATCAGACGTCTCAGGCTGCAGACACAAAGTGCGATCCGCGTTGGCATGGTTGGTAATTTCGAAAATACATATCTAAACAGTGCTTATATTTTAGAACGTGAGGTCAATCTTGGAACAGCTTTCCAGGGCCTTAAATTCGATGTTAAATTCAACTACCCGATAGTACCACGGGAAGTTATACGGGCAGCCCTGACAGATGAAAGAGTCGCCGGACATACATTCAAGGACAGGATGCTTCGAGATCAACGTCTTTTGCAATTCCAGATCCGAGAGCAAACAGCGCAGGCAGTTATTGAGGGAATCCCGATCAAGGAATTCGAAGGCCGTGTCGCTACTATAAAAGATCAGATGGGAAAAGCGACAGCCAGGGTCCAGGCAACGGCAAGAACTGAGATGTTAAGGGCATATAGTATCGGACAGCAAGAAGCGATCGATCTTGCTGAGGACGGCGGCCTGGCAGGTGTAAAGGTATGGAGGGCAACGCTTGACGGACGGACCCGCGAAGACCATATCGATATGGACGGCGTCGAGGCTGATGATAAAGGAATATTCACGCTCCCGGACGGGTCAACAGGGGAATTTCCCAGAGACAGCAGCTTGTCGGCGGCTGAATCGATAAATTGCAGATGTCGCGAACTATATGAACCCCTGGGAATAAAGCCAACGAAAAGAACGGCAAAACTACCCAACGGGAAATGGGAAACAATAGACGCGAATACAACCGCCCGGAAATGGAGAAATTCATTAAAAAAACCAAAACCAGCCGACTATAAAAAAGATATTGTAAAACAAAAAACCAGATTAAAAACAAAAGGCGAATCGACAACATTTAATCCAGCGACGACCCAGAAAGAAGCATTTACAAGACTTGAATCATTTACAAAAGACCCTGTCCCGAGTGCCGGTAATGCGCTGTATAGAATCAGGCGAAATAAATTTCAATCCGGACCGGTAGGATTCGAAGGATTGGAGCTTAATAAACTAAACTCTATTTTAAAAGCGAATACGGACGTTTTAGGGAAATATAACATAAAAATATCAGACACGGGATATCAGAGAAAAAGGACAAAATCTCTCGGATCATATTTGTACAGTTTTGCGAAGCCGTCTAGCCCGAACTGGACGGATTCCATACAATTTCAAAAAACATTTTTAAGCGGAAATATATCCAATAAGGTTAAAAAATTAAATAGAAATGTTTTAAACTTAAAGCAGAAAAGAATTGACAGATTGAAAAAGAGCATTGCAGATGAGAGAAGGCCGCAAGTATTAAAAAATAAGTTGAAAAAAGACCTGGAAAACATTAAATTGATTAAGAGGCATAATGTTTTTGAATCAGTGGACGATCCTCTTTATAACATCGCGAGCCATGAGGGCTGGCATGCTGTAATGAGACAAAACGAGCTTGAAAGCGTATGGAGGACAAATCTATTTAAAAAGGGATCCAGGTATGAGGGCGGAAAAAATAAATCTGACTGGTTTAAGCTTTCGGAATATGCCGCCTCTGATGTTGACGAATTGTGGGCAGAGGTCGGAAGCGCGATCGATTCTGGATTGTCTGTTCCGGCGCCATTGAAGAAAATATTTAATGAAACACTAAGGGAGGTCAATCTTGCAAAGTGATCAATGTATAACTTGTAAAAATTATGAATTGCTATTACAGTGTAAAGCTTTCCCGGAAAGAATACCACAGAAAATTTTAGATGGGAGATTTATCCATGATAAAAAATTTCCCGGACAGAAAAACGATATATTGTTCGAACCCGTGGAATAAATAAAATAGGAGATAATTAAATCATGAGTAAAGTACACTTATTAAACCAGCCGAAGAAAAAGACAGAATCTCAATTGCAGTGTGTATGTGGAAATAAAGAATTTAATTTTAAAAATATCAATGGTGTATATTACATTATTTGCACAAAATGCAAGGATGAATTTAGAATCGGGATGAAATACCAGTTAGAGCTTTTAAGAGACAAGGTCAAGGATAAAGGCAAAGGCAAGGATAAGGAAGAGACAGTTAATTAAATACTTGACATTATGTAACATTATTATTAAATTGAAATCAGTAATTTTATTTACTTTTAGGAAATTAAATACTAAGGGGAAAAATTAAATGGAAACAATTAATCAAATTATTGAAGCACTTCCAAAAGAAAACCAGGAAGCGGCAAAGACATTTCTGACGGGGCTGGAAACTGACGCGGGAATATTAAAGGCGATAGACTCGAAAGAAAAGGCGGCTGAATTTATCAGCAAAAACGAATTTTTTACAAAGGCTTATGATAGCAAGGTGAGCAAATCGGTAGATGCATTTAAGCTTAATAATTATGATGTTGACCTGAAAAAAGCGGTTGACGAGGGTGTAAAAGCAGGATTGCTCGAAATATCAGAGAAGGATCAAAAGACGCCGGAACAGTTGCGGATCATTGAACTTGAAAAAAAGGTCAATGAAAGCGCATTAAAGGGAATTTTTAACGATAGAAGAAATTTAACTATTCTCGAACTGGCAAACAGAGACCTTGATATTTCAGCGGCTACTTTTTTAGTTGGTAATTCTGACGAGATAACCAGGCTAAATATTGACAGCCTGGAAACTTTCGCAAAGCCCTACAAGACGAAAATCGAAGAGTTGAATAATAAGCTTAATATTAAAGACGCACAGACGGGACCGCCCGGCGGCGGAACTACCGATTTTACCGGGATCAAAAATCCTTTTATGTTTGGAGCTGATGAAAAACCTGGATTTGACATGGATATGCAGAATAAATTATTCAGAGAAAATCCAGCCCTCTATAATCAGCATTTAGCGGAGCATAGACGGGCCAAAAATTAAGAGGTGAAAAATTATGGCAGTAGCAAGATTGTCAGACGTAATAGTACCAGAAGTATTTAGCAGATATATCACAGAAGACAGCGTGAAATTAACGAGCTTTTATCGGTCGGGTATTTTACAAGCAAGCTCGGAAATGGCAGCCTTTTTAAATGGCGGCGGAACCACGCTTAATGTTCCATTTTTTCAGAGGTTGACAGGTGCAGCCCAGGCCATTCAGTCAGATTACACGATAACGACTGACGGCGTTTCAACATCGAAACAGGTTGCAAGACGTTTATTGTTTGGTAATGGCTGGTCAGCTGAAGAACTGGCGAGCGCACTTTCAGGTGAAAACGTAATGCAGAAAATTACAGCGATGGTTGATCAATGGTGGGATGAGCAATTACAGATTGCTCTACTTGCGACGATCCGTGGGATTATCGACGATAACGAAGATAATGACGACGGGGATCTGGTCAATGACATTTCCACAGATGGAACAGTCAGCTCAGCGAACAGGGTGTCAAGCGATGCAATTATTGACGCGGCGATGCTCCTGGGGGATCTGAGTAATTATACAACTATTGCAATGCATAGTGTTGTATATACCAGGCTGTTAAAGCAAAATCTGATCGATACAGAACCAACGAATACGCAAAACATCGGATGGGGCGTGTATCTCGGATTGAGCGTAATTGTAAACGATCAGCTTTACACTGAGACGCAGGGAACCAATACCCAGTACTGGACATTCCTATTTAAGCCAGGCGCGTGCTTGTGGGCAGAATCAGCACAGGGGATCACGGTTGTCGAGACTGATAGAAACGCTCCGAAGAGTGAGGATCTACTTTTCACAAGGCGTCAATTCCTTATCCATCCAGTAGGCTGGAAATGGATCGAGAACTCAGTTGACGACGATATGCCAACGATGAACGAGCTTCAATACGCTGGAAACTGGGATCGAGTATTTAACAAGAAAAATACAGGCGTTGCAGTTCTAAAAACTAATGGATAGTAAAAATGGCGGGTGTAAAAGCCCGCCTTTAATTTTAAATAGGAGATAATTAAATGTTGCAGAATAAAACAAAAGAAGCAATCTTGTCTGAGGGAATGAATCTCATAAAAGAACGTCTTGCGATAATAGAAGAGAAAATCGATTATCTTATTGACGGAAAGCCAAAGGATAAAAGGGGCCGACCGAAAAAGGATAAGGCCGAGGAGCATTTCGACGAACTTGTCAAGAAGGCGAGATCGGAACCTGAAAAGGATTCTGTCAAGAGAGTCGAGAAGCCGGAAGCGGTACAGGATCCAGAAGTGACGGAACCGGATCCTGAGCCTGATGAGATCGAACCAATACCAGAAGAAACCGAAGAGGTGATATCATGACGGAAACCGAACTATTAGCAATATCAATTGGTCAAGGAATAAAAACAATTATTAGCGATACGGATGAGGTTAAAGGCGGTTGGAAATTGATCCATATAATCGAGGCAACGGTATTCACTGTTCTGGAGGATGGCTTGCTGTCCGCCGACGGTGCTGGAAGTTATGCAGGAATTACTTTTCCGGTAGGAGCTGTTATCGGTGGTAATTTTACAAATATAGAATTAGCGTCTGGGATCATAGTAGCTTATTCATAGGATAATTAAATGCATGGAATTGGCGGCGGTCAGGAAATAACAGAAGACGACATTATTATAAAAGGTCAGGTCGATGTTTTCGCAAACCTACCGGCTGCCGGTACTGTCACAGATCAGATATGGATGGTCGAAAATTCAAGCGGCGTATGGTTAATAAATCGCAAATCAGCAGGCCCTTATTATTCCGATGGGCGTACATGGTTAGCCGCACCCGATGTTATAAATGCATTTCACAAAGACGTCGCCGGAGAAATAAACGCTTTAACAAATAAAGCAATTCCTGTCGGGAATGATTTATTTTTAATTGAAGATTCCGCAAATAGTAATAATAAAAAGAAATCAACTTTAACGAATGCAATTAGTAAGGAAACGAATGTCGCTGCAAACACTGTCCATCGAACGAGTGACGGCAAAAATCATAGTGATGTTGTCTTGAATACCACCCACAGAGGAAGCGACGGAAAAAATCATGCAGATGTAGTAACAAATACATCAAACATCGCAGCCAATGTTACAGCGATTGGATTAAATACAACTCACAGAGGGAGTGACGGAAAGGATCATTCGGATGTAGGGTTAAATAATACACACCGAACCAGCGACGGTTCAGATCACTCTGATGTTTTTTTATTGGATGCTTCAAGAAATGCAACGAAGTTTCCATTTACAAGCACTGACGGTTTAGTTCAAAAAGCATTACAATCTTTTTATGCGTTTAGATATGACGACGGCCTGGGCGTGGACGGCCTGGGAATGTATTTTAATGCATCGACCGGGTTTTTACAGACACTGGCGGCCGTTGGCGTTCCCGTGTTTGAGTATGCAGTTGTAGGTCAGAATGTATTCAGGTTTGGTAATACTGGAATTAACGCAAATACAAGTATGAACTTTCTTACGTTGTCCAGTAATAACGGATTATTCTCATGGATAGCCGGTTCTGATTATTTCCAATTTAATGATGATATTTTAATACAGAATGGCGAAAAACTTTATTTAAGGGATAGCGCAATCGGTGTCTATTCGCAGGCAAATACTTTTTTGGATTTGTTTGCTGACGGTGCGATCAGGATTGGCGATAGTGCCGGAGGTGTACCAACAAATTATGCGAACTTTGCCCCCGATGGCGAGTTGACACTTGCTGGAACTGCAAAAGTCAAGATCGTTGATTCATTTACTTTTAATTTTGCAAGAATTACCGGCCAGGGCGCTCCAACGCTTGTAAGCAGGGGTGTCTTTTTTGGCTTTAGTTTACCAGTTTATAACAATGATGACGAAGAGCTTTTTGCTTGTAAGTGTCTGCCTCCTGATTGGGATGGATCATCTGACCTGACAATTTATATCGGAGGCTGGTTGGATACTGCAAATACTGGGAAAAAATTCAATTTACAGGTCAGCGTTGAAAAATGCGATATGTCAAATAATGAAGTTGTACCTACATCGACACATGATTATCCTGTAGAAACCGATACCGGAACCGCCGCACAATATAAATCATTTAAAATTGCATTTACACTAGACACGTCTGCAATAGCTGCTTCGGTGGGTGATGCACTTGCAATAAGGGTGAGACGAATACCAGCGACAGTCAATGAAATAGCAGGTGAATTTGTAGTTGAGGGAATGGCGATCGAATATACTGCCGATAAATTGGGAGGCGCGACATAATGGCTGATATAATTTTAAGTATTACAATACCAGAGGAGAAAGTTGGTCGATTGAAGGAAGCATTTAAAATACTACTTAATAAAGATAGTGTTGATGTTGAGGATTTAGAGACTTTTGTAAAAAACTATATATCTTCAACAGTTAGGTATGTAGAAAGAAATAAAGCACTTGAAGAGATGAATAACTCGATTGAGGATATAATATAATGTCAATAATAACACTTGATAATGCAAAAACATTCCTGGGAATTACCGGAACCGCAAAGGATGCGCAAATAAATATGCTAATTCCAGCGGTTGAAAATGATTATCTATTGATTCGCGGCCTTGCGTGGAATACGGACAGCAACGACGATCCAGTAGTTGACTATCCGGAGAACTCCCAGGTTGTAGCGGCACAGATGATCGGTTATCAATTAGCGAACTTATCACCTGGTATGAAGTCAGAGAAGATCGGGACATATTCTTATAATAGAGATGAACAGATAATTGACGGATATCCAAAAAGCATAGTAAGCAGGATAGAGAGATTTCAAGGGATACGATGAATAATGAGATTAAACGATTTCTCGGGATTAAAAATTGGGCAGCGGAAAACAATCGGAAAGGTTGTTTTATTATCGGAGGCGGCACGTCGCTGGATGGATTCGATCTTTCCAGCCTTGATAATGAATTTACGCTAACGGTCAACCATAGTGTCGAGGCATACCCTGAAAGCACGGCAACAGTTTTTGCAGATAAAATATTTTTAAGTAAAAGCAAATTTGATTTCAAGAATTATAAAGGAATGGTTTTCGCGGGCGAAGAGTCCGGATATAAGGACCCCGGAAAGTACGAGAATTTTAATATTGATAACTTGCATATATTTAAAATGAATCGTTCCGAGCCGGTCGAGAATCCCAGGGTAGGATTATTTCACTCGACAAGTACAGGCCTGATCGCTTTAAACCTTGCGATCCAGATGGGATTTAAAAAGATTTTTCTTTTAGGTTACGATTATTATTATGAACAGGGCAGCGGGCGGATCCATTTTAACGGAGACTATGAGCATCACAAAAGAGTTGAAGAAAGCAAAATGTTTAAAAAGGTTAGAAAATTTATGATGTTCGAAGCATGGAAGCAGCGCGTCTGGAATTGTAATCCGAAGAGTAATTTAAAAATATTTAAATTTAAACCATACGGGGAAATATTTAAATGAAAATAATAATACCAGCACGCAAGGGATCAAAGGGATTCCCCCTTAAAAATAGAGTACTTTTTAAATATACGGCGCGGATGATTCCGCCTGATGCTTATGTGATTGTAACAACTAACGATGATAATATTTTAGAACAGGCGAGGGAATATAAATTTAATTGTATATTCCGGAAGCCGTCACTCTGCACAGATGAGGCAAATCTCCGGGATGTAATTCTTGATGCGATCGATGAATACGAGATCAGCAAAGACGAGTTTATTTTAAATCTATCGTTGACATATCCGGAACGGACATGGACTGACGTTTCTGACTTCGAGGAGCTTTTTAGAATAGTTGATAACAAATCTATGGTATGCGCAAAGGTTCCAAAGACACATCCTTATATGTGTGTATATTCAGACGGAAGGCAGATTGTAAGTCATAATTTATATCGACGTCAGGACTACCCGAAAGTATTTCAAATCAGCCATTTTATATCAGGAGCGTTCGCCGGTGAGTATAAAAATCTTAATAATAATCTTTACAATGATGATACTGGTTTTTTTCATATAGAAGATAAAATAGACATTGACACAAAGGAAGATTATGATAAATTTATAACAATTATTAAATAGGGTTATTAAATGAAAATATGCATGTTTACAATTCTGAATGATAATCACATAAAATTATTCAGAGCTTTTATTAAATCTTTTCTGCACTTCAATCCGTGGTTCGATCATGACTTTGTTATTATTGACTGTGGACTTTCCGACATATCAAAAAAGGCAATGATAGAATTATATCCGAATATAATTTTTAAATGGCCTAATAAAAAAAATTATAAAGCCGTTCCTATGAAAAGGACTCATGAAAAATTGAGAGTTACTTATTATAAACTTGATGCTTTCTGTCAGTACGAATATGATCGAGTAATATCAATAGATATGGATATGATTGTGCTTGCCGATCTGAAGCCTGTTTTTGATTGCGAGCATGCGTTCGCAGCGTGTAAGGCGTATAACAGAAATAAAGATCAATTAGTCAGATCGATAAACTCAGGACTGTTTGTAATAAATAAAAAGCACATTGAAAAAGAAACTTATGCTGGACTGATGAGGATTGCCCGCCGTGGTCACTCCATGCCCGATCAGAAAACGATAAATCAGTATTTTGGAAGTGGGATAAAATATCTTGACAAGCGCTACAATATGGAGAAGCGTATTTTTAAATCTGCCAGATATCAGGACCTCGTAAAAGATGTTAAAGTTTGGCATTATATCGCATTAAAACCGTATGAGATAGAAGAGGCCAGCAGAAAGAATCTGCATATTCCAGAAAACGAAAAGGGATTTGATACTATAGAAAGGATCTGGTTTAAGTGGTATGAAAAATAAAGTAAGGGAATACTGGGAGGGGTGTCACGTTGCTTATGCTCATTTAACAACGAATCGCAATTTGTCAGATCCTAAAAATAAAGCATACGCGGCCAGTTTACGAAAAATATTTATAGATCATATCGACTGGAAAGACAAGATTATTATTGACTATGGGATCGGCGGTGGTTATCTGGGATTATATTTATTTGAGAATTACGGTTTAAAAAAATATGTCGGAATTGACATCGCGCAAAGATCTCTTGATTTTGCGAGATTAACTTTACTCGGTTATAAAATTAGATTGTATTTAGCGCCAAAGGATTACTCTCAATTTGACATCGATGTTTTTGTCTCGATTGCCTGTATACAGCATTTTCCAGATGAAAAATATTTTATTGATTTTCTGAGTGATATAAATAATAGTAAGGTTAAAAAAGTATGTCTAATTTTTAAGTATGCAGAGATCACCAGGTTTAATGATGCTTACGAAAATGACGAAGGTTATGGGGGAGCTTGCCTGACAAATAAGGATTATATAATGAGACGTTTAACAAATTTTAAATTAACAGATACAACGGCAAACAATAATAAAAGGGTTTTAATCTGTGATAATGTAAAATGAAATTATTAAAAACTATACAGGACATACCGCCATCAAAAAACAATAACATTGTTGTAATCGGAAAGGGTCCGAGTGTAGACAAATTAAATTTAAAAGCTTTAAACTCTCAGAAAAAATATGATATATTAACAATAAACGATGCTTGCAGAATAGTAGACAGGCCGACATATTCGCTATTTTTTCACATCCGGCCAATACTCAGATCGAGAGAAACTTATAATAGAGCAAAATATATATTGCTTGGAACAAAAAATCTATGGAGTACGAAGGCCAGAAACGAGCCTGAATTATATAACAATATTTTAAATAGTGATAATTCATATTATTTTGTTAGTCGTAATCGGTCTTTTCAATATATGATTAGTGATGAACTCCCAAAAATTCCAGAGTATAGATTATATCATCATTCGTCGTCTGTCAGCGGGGCGGTTTATTTTTTGGCTGGACTGATGGGATATAAGAATATAAAATTTATTGGTTTTGATGGTGGTACAAAATACGGTAAAAAAGTTGACTGTGAGCGGCTCCTCGGAAAAATTTATTTAGCACAATTAAATTATCTGGGAGGCTGGCTTTCAGTCCTGGCAATGCTGAAAGTTCACTATCCAGAAATTAAACACGGAATGTTAGAAGAGTTTTTATTATGAAATATAGCGATTATTTAGTTAAAAATTATGACTTCTTCTCTATACTGGATATCGGGGGCTGTATCGGATCTATACTGGATTTAAAATATAAGGATGATTCCTTTGATGCTGTGCAATGCATGGATGTATTGGAGAATTTAAAGATTGAAGATGTAGCGCAAGCGTTAAGCGAAATTACCAGAATCGCAAGGAAGTATTTATTTTTAACAATATCGGAAAGCGGAAAGACTGCAAAGCCGCTTGATTGGTGGATGATTCAGATTTCAGCATTTGGGAAATTTCTCAGGCATAAGCGAGAGGGGGAATTATTGATATTTACTCGGGACGGAAGAGATGACACTATCGGAAAAACATAAATATATATTTCTACACATACCGAAGACGGGCGGGACGCCAATTTATAAACACCTGGTTACTCATTTTAACGGAGCGCATAAACAAGTTCATTTAAAAGCGTCAACGGCCTGTAGGAGACTTGGATCGAATATTTACAAGGAATATTTTAAATTTACATTTATTAGAAATCCTTTTTCTCGTATGGTTTCCTGGTATTTCTGGATATTACAAGAGGCTAAAATAAAAAAGGAAATAAACAATCCTGGAACATTTGATAATTTTATTAAAAACCATATCCAGGTTTATTCCGATCAGCCGCTTGAATTACAGGCATACTCATTCAGGGAAAATCAAGTTGACTTTATTACTACCAGCAAGGGAATAAAGCCGAATTATATCGGACGCTTTGAGAACCTCGAAAATGAATGGAAAAGAATCTGTGAAATATTAAAGTTTAAATATATAAAATTAGATGTATATAAAAAACAGGATTACGGAAATTATAAAGATTATTATAATGACGAATTAATAAAGATTATGAATAAACGATTTAAAAAGGATTTAGATGCATTTAAATATAAGTATTAAACAAGAACATTGCAAAGATTGCAGTCACGGAATAGCTAGACATTGGAATGATAAATCATCTCCTGTTTGTAGATATGATTGCACTAAAAGCGTGAACGTTATAAAGCCAAACGATACAATAATAAATGAAAAATGTTTTTTATATATGAAAAGAAAATGGTGGAATTTTTGGATATAAGCATACGAAACGCCCGCTTTGCAAAAATAGGATTGCAAGATCTAATTGATTATATCGGCGACTGTTCTGATATGATAATGGTCGAGGTCGGATCGTATGTCGGCGATTCAACAGAAATATTCGCGAAGAATTTTAAAACAGTATTTGCGATCGATCCCTGGGTCAATGGATATGATGACAATGACGGCGCTTCGTTCCGGATCCCGATGGATCAGGTCGAGGCTCAATTTAATAAATTATGCAAAAAATATCCGAACATTCAAAAACTGAAGGTGAAAAGTGAAAAAGCTATTTATCATTTTGCGGAATACAGTATTGATTTTATTTATATTGACGCTATTCATAATTATAGTGGCGTCAGAGAAGACATTCAATTATGGCTGCCGAAGGTTAAAAAAAATTCTTTTATAGCTGGACATGATTACACGGGACGCCATTTTCCAGGCGTCAAGAAAGCAGTTGACGAATTTTTTAAACCTGATAAGACGTTTAGAGATTCAAGTTGGATAAAAAGGATAGAGGTTGAATAATGGAAAAAACTTGGGAAGAGGAAGCAAAAGGAAAATCTCTCGAAAAGCAATGGTATAAATTATACAAAAGGACAAAGCCGAAGCGTCTCCCAGGCCGCGCAATCTGGAAGGGCGGTTTCGGGATGTCATATCAGAGAGTGAGGGATATATTTGAAATATTTGAAATAAAAAGTGTGCTTGATTGCGGCTGTGCCGATCATCACTGGTTGTCAAAGCTTGACTGGACGGGGATCGAATATACGGGGATCGATATTGTCCCGGAATTGATAAAAAAGAATAAAAAGAATTTTCCTGAGAAAACATTTATAAATGCAAATATAGTTGAATACGATTTGCAAAAAGTTGATTTAATTTTTATCAGGGATGTTTTTACACACTTACAATTAAAAGACTGTTTACAGATTATAGAAAATGCAATAAAAAGCGGATCGACATATTTAATGGCGTCCTCATCCAGTGTGGAAGAAAATCCGGAAACGCGCTGCCTGATATTAAACCCGCGCAATCTGAGGATCGATCCGTTTAACTTTCCGGAACCTGTTCACACAATAAATGACAAAGGAAAACCGGGTTATTATATGGGAGTGTGGGAAATAGATGAATTATCAACGATTATATGAATCACTTTATGAAATAGGATATCACGCAAAAGGGAAAAATCACGGGCGTCGTTTTGTAAAGGATATTATAAAGGCTGAATTCAGTTTTAATAAAGTGCTTGACGTTGGCTGCGCTAACGGTTTTTCGGTCAGAGAATTTCAGAAAAACCATAAAACAGGTTACGGAATCGATGTCTCTTCTATCGCGATCAGATATGCAGCCGAGAAATACGGGATCAGGAATTGCATTGAGGCCAATATAATGGATCTACCTTTTAAGGATAATTTCTTTGACGCTGTTTTTTCCTGTGATGTCCTGGAACATCTTGCGCCTGATGACATAGATCACGCCCTAAAGGAAATTTCCAGGGTTGCAAAAAAATTTCTATTTCTAAAAATATGTTATACTATCGAAGGGAATACTGAATTTTTAGACGAGCTAAAATCCGTATCCAGAAAATATAAAAAGATTAGTAATTTACATTTAACTATTATGGATAAAATGGGATGGATAAAAAAGATTGTCAGATTAACGAAAATGCAGTATTGGAAAACGATCGGGGATGATCTGATGGTGTTTCGAGTAAAGGGTGTGTAATGAAAATAATTGAAAAAGAAATAGTTTTAAAATCCGAGAAAAGACAAGTCTGTTATTATTCAGTAATACAGAACGGCGACGATATAGTATTATACGAAAATCATTATGTACTACATAAGGGAAAATTTTTATATACAAATGCGTATAAAAGCAAAGACGGTGTGAATTTTGACGACGCGATCCTTATTCATAGCGAAAATTGCCTCTCGCATAATTTCTCAGTATTTAAAGGAATTGACGGTAATATATACGGGATTGGAGGCATGGACTCCTGGAAAAACAATAAAACCTGGCATGATGCAGATACATTCGATAAATTTAAAATATTATTTCAAAAAAAATATAGACGTGAATACGAAAGAAATGAGGACAGATACAAAAAAGCACATGACAGATTGATCAATGAAAAATGGCTGCTTGATTATTCAGACGGACTTTATTTATTCAGGAGTTCCGACGGCGTGGATTTTAAGCCTGTTTATGATGATCCGATAGTAAATGTTGATCAGTCTGGTTTTAATTCAGCCTTGCAATGGAAGTCAACAGAATTTGACGGGCATATCTCCTGTATGCATGACGGCGAAAAGTATATTTTATATGTAAGAAATAATATACAAAAAGGGAATAGATTTATTCAGTATTCAACATCTAAAGATTTACGTTTCTGGTCAGAATTTAATAACATAAAAATGAATCCTGAATTTGACCAGAATGCAGAGAATTATTATTTTCCATGCTTTCTGAATATTGATGGTAGGTTTTTAGGTATATTGCCCTATTACACCGATACAAAAGCATGTCTGAGGTTTGTAGAGAGTTTTGACGGGGTCTCATGGAACGTCAAACATGAATTTTTTATCGACATCCCGATCATTATTGAGGATAAAAAGAAAAACTTTATCCATTCATCACAGGGAATAGTTAGAAAAGATGGGAAACTATATATTTATATTCATTGTAATTATATGGGACATGACTCCGAAGATGACGTTTATATAAAACGGTGTGAACTTGAATTATGAAATATTATGATTATTTAAGAGATAAGAAAGTAATTTTTGTCGGTGGATGTCCGAACATTAAAGGCCGTGAGTTCGGAGATTTTATTGATAGTTATGATATTGTAATAAAAACAAATGGAAGCGTATTTTTAAATGATGAATTATATTATCAAGATTACGGAAAGCGAATAAATGTATTATATTGCAATGTCCAGTTCTCCCGGGAAATGAATCCTCTGCCAGTAAAGGATTTTAAAGACAGGGGGATCGAATGGCTTTGCTTTAAGGGAATAAGCAGAAAAGATCAAGAAAGTTATCAACGACATATAAACGTCAGGCATATTGGAAACATTATAAAAGAAGTACATGCAATTTGTCACGGTGCATTAATGGGTTGTTTTATATTTACTGACATCCTAAAAGCGCAGCCGAAAGAATTATATATCACCGGACTTGATTTTTTTATCAGTAAAAAGTCAAAATTTGAGCATGACAATTATAAAGAATATTTACCGGGATATTTGCCGGATAAAATACTGAATCAGGGAAATAGAATAAATGTTGGAAAAACTGAGGACGGACATAACATGATTGCAAATACAAAATATATACACGGACTTTATCAGAGACATGATAATTTTAAAATGAGTCAAGAAACATTCTTGCTAATGAAGGACATAATCGATGGACAAAAAGAGCAGAATTAAACTGATTGCTGAGATCGGGATAAACCATAACGGATCTATTGACGTTACAAAAAAGCTGATAAAAATGGCGGGTCTTGCTGGTTTCGATTATGTGAAATTTCAAAAGCGGAATCCTGATATCTGCGTTCCGGAACGTCAAAAGAATATCCCGAAAGACACACCCTGGGGGGAGATGTCATATCTGGATTATAAAAAAAAGATAGAATTTGGCATTGATGATTATATTTTAATAGATATAGTATGTAAACAAAACCGCCTTGATTGGTTCGCCTCCGTCTGGGATCTGGACAGCGCTGCATTTATGAAACAGTTTTGTAATATTGTGAAAATACCGTCAGCGTTAATAACACATCTTGAATTATTGAAATATTGTCGCGAGAATTATGATACTGTTTTAATGTCAACCGGGATGTCAACAGAAGCAGAAATCGAAAAAGCGGTTGAAGTTGGGGATCCTGATGTAATATTCCATACAAATAGCGCATACCCTTCCCCCGTAAAAGAATTGAATTTAAAATATATTAACTGGTTAAAATTAAAATATCCAGACAAGCAGATCGGATATTCAGGGCATGAGTTCGGATTATCAACAACTTATACAGCCGCCGGAATGGGTCTTGATTGGATAGAACGGCACGTCACGCTTGATCATGAGATGTGGGGATCCGATCAAAAGTCAAGTATTGATCCGGTTGGCATGATAAAATTATGCAGAACTATCCGAGACATTGAAAAATCCTTGACTGGTAACAAAAAAAGAGTTATATTCAATAGTGAGAAATCCAAAAGGGAGTCACTGAGAAAATGAAATTGTATTTTATTCAGTATTATATTAGCAGTTATGACATTGATCATGAAAGTTATGTTTTAGCAAACAGCACAAAAGAAGCAATGGAAGAGATATTGAGGGGAAATGATGAAGCGAATATAAATTTTAAAAGTATTTTATTAAAAGCAGCCGAGGGCGTTTCTTGCTGTCCGGATTTATATTTTAGCAAAAAGGAATGAAAATGACATACTGTTTTGACATTGACGACACTATATTATTTTCTGATTTTGACGGTGAGAGTTATTATTTACGAACCGCAAACAGAAAATTGGTTGATAAAATAAATCGATTATATGATAATGAAAATGAAATAATCATCTATACCGGCAGGCATTGGAAACATTTATTATTGACGATAAAACAATTAAAAGAGATTAGCTTAAAATATCATACTTTAATTTTGGGAAAGCCGGTTGCCGATTTTTACGTTGATGACAAAGCAATGACGCCGAAGGAGTTTTTAAATGTCAATTGAAGATCATTACAATCAAGATGTCGATATATACCGGGAAACAATGACGAATGTAGCTGGCTTTCAGCCGTCCCGGACATGGGATCTGTTGTCATCCGTGAAAGGAATGATTGACCTTTTAAAAGGCGATGAGAAATACGGAGACGACGGCAAAACCGTTATCGCTGATTACAGGCTTTATATAAACGATACAGACATAAAACTACTTGACAGGGTAGTAATAAATGATAATGTTTATGAAATTAAAAAAGAGCATGATCCAAATTTTCGCGGTCATCATTTAGAATTATTATTAAAATTATTGCCGCCAGGATCAGAAAAGGAAATGAACATTGGCAGTTAAAGTTAAATGGAATAGCGGAAAAGTTTTAACTGAATATGAGAAAAAGCAACAAAACTATCTTGTAGACGCTGGACATATTATGGTTAATCAGATGGTTGTTTTGACTCATGCAATAAGCAGTTTATTAAAAAATTCAATTATATTCAGATTAAAGACCGGACAAAAAAGCGATTTCAGAAGCGAGGGAACCGGAAAGCCAACAGTTGAAGACGAGGTCAGCCCGCCGGACGATCCTGATTTTGTCAGGGTTGGATCTAATGTTATTTACGCGGGCGCTTATGAAAAGAACGTCGGGACCTTCGCGCAGTCCGTGGATCTGGTTATCAGTAATAAATCACTTGTAAGATTGGCGAAAAAGATATTTAAAAAATAGGTAATTATGCCAGATATTGAAGAGGCGATCGATACATATCTAAAAAGCATTACGGATTTAACGGATGTTATAAATGTCCAGTCTATCGGATGGATTGACAAGAGACAGGATAAAGAATATCCACGGCTGGTTTTTAGAAATATATCGAATCCGAAACAATTCGAATTTCCGGACCGCTGGCAGCGTTGGCGTTTTTTTACATACGCAGAGGATCCGTATACATGCAAAGCCGTTGGCCGGATATTAGACGATAATTTTCAAAGCCTGATCGGGAATATGGCAGGATTGACAATGTCATATATCACAAAACTTGATTTCCCCGATCCTGAATTTGACGAAGACAGACAAAAATACATGCTAACTCAAGACTTTAGATTTTCGTATATAAAACCATGACTCCGGGGGATCTACTCGGGGGCTGTTAAATGAAACTAAATAGGAGTAAAATAATATGCCAGAATTTCAAACAGTAATTCAGGATTCAACGGCTCTATTTCGTGGATCTGGAAAGCTCGAAGTTGCAGCATATCAGGATTACCCCGGCGGATTCTTTGCAGACTCCGGCAGCGGTGGCCCTGAATGGTTCGATGTAGGAGCAATTGCAGAATTAAACCTCGAAGAGCAATGGACGCTTTCTGAGGAAGAATACGACAACGTAGAATCTGAGGACGCGGTCACAAAGCAAAATGTTGTTATCACGTTTAATCAATACGAGGTTGCTTCAGAGGACGTCTGGAAAGCGATGCGAGAAAGTCTCGACACTATTACAGACACGTCCGAAAGCTGGAATATAAAATCCGGAAATAAATCCACAATGCCGAAGTTCGTTTCAAGGATAACCACAAAAAATGATGATAAACCATTTTATTATATTGGTTATCGTTCAAATCTTCGAAAGGGATTTACATTTGCCTTTCAAAAAGATGACGGCGAGGATAGAAGGGTTTTTAATCCTGTTGAAATTATCTGCAAAACTGACAGCTTATATAATAGCGGTCTTGTTTTCGAGATGGATTTCAAAGGCGGAATTTAGTAATTAAAATAATGGAGGTTATAATTAAATGATTAAAGATTTAAGCTCATTGGTACCGGAACAGAAAATTATTAAATTGAGGGATCGCACTAACACTAAAGAAGAATTTGAGGTTGATCTATTTATGCCCGGCGAAGTCGGACTTCTGTATATTGAGCACGAAGAAACTATTCTGAAATTATTCAATACAGATCCGGAATTTAAAGGGCGCTTTGACAAGAAAACTTATGATGTTATTTATTCATTATTTGAAATGATGTTTAAGCCGCAACATGAATTTATGAATAAAAAGTGGTGCAGAGACAACATTGATTTTATGGTAATAACATTGATACTGGTTGAAATGGGAAAACCAATATATGATTATTTATCAAAGATGATCGGAACGATGACGACGCCGGAAAAGAAGTCGACAACAATGAAACCAGGGACGTTGAGTTTTCCCCAATAGTAGAATTTTTAGTCAAAGAATACCGCTGGACGCCTCATTACATTCTTAAAAAATTATCGATCCCTCAGATCTTTTTCTGGTACGATATGGCCGCGAAAAAGTACAGCAAAAGTACGGAGAAAAAAGATCCTACTATGAAGCAGATAGACGCGACGATCGAAAATGTAAACAAGCAATTTAAAAAAGTGAAAGGGCGGTTTGTGTAATGGCTCAAAAAATTGGAGAAATATTTGTCGACATTGGAGTCAAGACCGATAAGTTTAAAAAGGGAATAAAAGAGACAAAGGTCCAGACAAAGCAAGCGGCAAAAAACATAAGTACGAGCGCGTCGGAAATTGGCAAAAGCTTTGCAGGTGCAGCGGTCGGAGCGCTCGGGGCGGCCTTTGCGGTCTCAAAACTTGTCTCCATAGTAAAGGAATCGATCACCCTTGCCAATAAGCAAATAGAAGCTGAAAATAATCTTGCAACAGCCCTCGAAAATACCAGCAACGAAGCCGGAGTCACAATTGAACAATTAAAAGAATTGGCTTCTGGAATACAGGACATCACAACCGTCGGAGATGAGGCCAGCCTTGAAATAATGCAGATGGGTCTTTCGATGGGTATTTCATCAGACCAGATCGGAGAGGCTACAAAGGAAACGATCGGACTGTCAAAAGCTTTTAAAATAGATTTAAAGGCGTCAATAAAAGCGGTTGCCCTTGCGCGTGAGGGTGATTTTAATATGCTCCAACGATATATTCCCGCGCTTAAAACAGCAACGACCGTCGCGGAAAAACAGGCGATCGCAACGAAAGCAATGGCTGACGGCTTTAAAATAGCAGTCGCAGAAACAAAGACTTTTGCCGGACGGATGAAACAACTTGAAAATACTTTTGGAGACTTACAGGAAAGAGTAGGAAAAGAAGTCATCCCGGCACTCCAGGATCTTGGAGATGGGTTTTTCGGCACCGGAAAGGACGCGGAGATTTTCGCGCGTAATATCGGAAAAGTTATAAATTTAATGATTAGATTTACAAAGGTGCTTTTCACCACGGCGCAAATAACAAGCCGCGCCAATCCGATCACGATGTTACGAGAAGCGGCAAGCGATTTAATCCAGGGCAAAAACCCGATTGAAGAAACCAGAAAATTGATCGAACAACTCAAAAAAGAGACACAGGGAATAGCTACTACTATATCAAATTTCGGAAATAATACGGAGTATGTCACCAGCAAGATGGGAGCTTCGAGAAAGCGTTTATCAAATACTTTCAAGGAATCATCCGAATCAGACAAAAAAGGCGCAGAAGATTTAACCAAAGTCTGGAAAGATCAACTTGACCAGATAAAAGGTATATTTGATAAATTTTCTGAAGATGTAAAAAATAAGCAAGCAAAATTTGTAGAAGATTTAAAAGCCGGAATATTAGGCACACTCGGAACCCTTGCAAGCTTCGGGAGTCAACTTTCCGCACTTGTCGGTCAGCAAGCACAAAATAGAATCTCAATACTTGAAGCAGAGACAGAAAGAAAGATCGAAATACTGGAAGAGGAGAGACAGCGTGCCCTCGATGTCGCCGGTGTTGAAGAGGAAAGCGCAGCCGAAAAAGAAGAGGAGGATCTTTTAAAACTCGAAGATCAATTAAACAGAACTGTCAGGTCAAGGGACAAAAAACGTGTCAAGGAACAGATTAAAATAAAAAAGGATGCGATAGTCAGAAATAAAATAAATGAGGACTTCGCAAAAAAGCAAGCATCGATAGAAGAGGCTGCAGAAGAGAAGAGTAAAAAAATACAGCGTGAAGCGGCGATCAGACAGAAACAACTTGAAATATTTTCAACACTTGTATCTATTCCAGGGGGCGCTCTGGCGGCGTATAGAACGGCGGAAAAATTACCAGCCCCGGCGGCTCAGATCGTCGGTGGAATATTGGCCGCTGCATTTGTTGCGTTGGGATTTGCACGACTTCGAGTAATTCAACAGACACCTTTACCCATGCAAGCAGGTGGACTCGTACGGCCTCCGGGTATTACAGCAGAGATCGGAGAGGGCAGGGACGCTGAACTTGTCACTCCGTTAAACCAGAAGATATTTGACATGCAGGGACAGGGAATTATAAATGCAATTGAGGCACGTCAAACAATAGAGGGGACAGACGAAGCAGAGATCGAAGAAATAGACGAGGCCGAAGGCGGGACATCCGGCGGCGATGTATATCTTGACGGTGCGCTTGTAGGTGAATGGATATCAAGAGGATCCGAGGATGGAACGATCAGAATTAGCAAAAGGACACTCACGACATGAAATTATTATGGGATAATAAAGCAAAGACAGCGACTATATCGGTCAATTCTGAGAATCCGAACTATCCGATTGAGAATTTACAAGATACTATTCTTGCAAAAGTTTTCAGGTCTACTCAGGCCGACGGTGTCAGGATTAAATTTTCTACCCAGATCAAGGCTTCTTATGTTGCAATATTAAATCATAATATCCCGGAAGGGGCGGACATCTGGTTACAGGGAAATAATACAGACTCCTGGGATGCTCCGACGTTTTCTCAACAGTTGACATGGAATAGTGATATTATAATAGATGCAATCGACGAGCAGACTTTTAATTATTGGTCACTCTGGATCAATCATGATGAGACCGGAGCCGATGAATATATACAGATCGGTTTTGTATTCCTGGGAATATATTTGCAGATGCCAGGGATGGACCCGAAGCAGCAATTACCACATAACACAACCGCTAAAAAAACAATTTCCACGGGTGGCCAGGTTTATGGCGATGATAGCTATGAGTTTTATAATTTTAAAGTGAAATTTCCACCGGTCACGAATGCGCAAAGGAATAGTATTGACACTATGTTTGGAAGCATAAAAAATATAATACCGGTGATTGTTTTGATATGGAGCAATGATCTTGATTTTCAACCGCCTTTGTATATGGTTATAGATGATAAAAAGATTCCGTGGAAAAAAGCCGGATCGGATAAAGACGGGCGTTTATGGACATTTTCTTTAAATTTTAGGGAGGTTTTTTAATATGGCAGGTGAAAAAGTCAATGATTATGGCGCAGGGAATGTTGATTTAACGTCGTTAATGACGACCACGGACGCGCAAAGGATCGATAAACATGCTGTTTCTTTGACAGAATTTTCAACAGATACAGAACCGGAGATCGCGGAAGGATCGAAAATAGAAGTCAATGGAGCATTATTTAAATTCGACGACGACGAGACGATCGACGATTCAGGCGTTGCGAATGGAATGTGTTTTGTGAAATTATTACCAGTTGACGATAGTATAACAGCAGAATTTACAAATGACGCGCCGACATGGGATGATGAAAAGCAGGGATGGTATGAGGCGGAGACTAATAATCGGTATTTAAATTTTGCGATGGTAAAAATTGACGCCGCTTATATATATAAAAATCCATTACCGAATAATGATGAAAATAATATATTATTAAAGGTAGTATCTGAAATTGGTGATTGGGATATGGTTTCAGATGCATCAATAAATTTTGCCCATCGCTTGCCAGATAAAGAAAAAATTAGAGAGATATCTGCATTGATTAGAAACGATACAGTTTCTTTTGTGTGGCAATATAATATTGCTGGTGCAATTGATGATACGAATATTGTATTGGGGAGACCATTGAATTTTGATAACGCTAATTTTGACTCAACATCTTATAATCGAGGCTGGCTGACATTCTTTTTCGAACCCTGGTAGAAAATGAGCTTTACAACAGAAAAAAATAAAACTGATAGTAATAAAATCGTACTGGTTGAAATTGATTTTCCGATCGAGTACGCTGATTTTATTAACTATGAAGCTGGGATCTGGTTTATGAATCTCACCCCTGGAACCGTGACGGTCGAAGGGTCGGACGGCCAGATCGGATTTTATGGCGATCAGAATACAAAAAAATATAATGAGATCGGATCTTTAACCGTTGATAATACTATTTATTTAAAAGTTGACGATCTTGACGAACTGCGTGCCCAGGATTCAAGCTTTTATTATGATAATGGAAATACTACATTATATATTCATTTCGAGGATTGGCATCACCCATTGGGAAAAATTATAATGCTGGGAATTGTCAACGGCTTTTCTATAAAAGACGATAAGCAGCGCGGGGCATACTACAACGATATTTATTATAGTCCGAGAGTTTTAAAAATTCCAAATCTGACGAAGAGAAAAGACAAGCTATTTTTTGGATTCTTACAATATCAAACCGGATCAATATCATTTATAAATTCAGATGGATTTTTCGAGGATTTACTTGAAACAAATAATTTTTACGGTCAGCCGGTCAGGGTTTTTCTCGGATTCGAGGGTTTTGAATATGAAGATTTCAGACAAGTTTATTCTGGATATATCGAAAACTACAGAATTGATTTTAAAAAATTTACTATTTCTTCCCAGGATTCAAGAAAGCGGTTGTCCAGAACATTACCGACGCGTCAATTTAGCCTTGCAGACTATCCGGACATAAACGAAGATAATATCGACAAGAATAAACCGATCGCTTACGGAGTTGTCAGAAATGCTCCGGCAATTTTAACAAATGAGAACGGCGCCGAACCTTTTGTTTTTATGTTTATGGACACAACAGACAACGACGCCGGGGCGCTGACCGCTGTATATTCCGAGGGCGTCGATATTACTGGATCGGTGCTTGCAAGCGATCTATCGGCCGGGACTTTTAATTTATCTGATGCTGACACGTTCGATGCCGACGATCAATTAAAAACTATTACGTGCGATTTTACGGGCGCTGATGGAAAAGCAAACGCTCTGGATGCTGTAAAAGATATGATGTTGATCTATGACAATAAAGCATTTATCGCAAGCAATTATAATTTAGCTGAATACAATTATGAAACATCGATCGCGGCTGATGTTGGAATTTATATATTTGACGATAAGCCTTTTAATGATGTTATTGGCGAGGCGATGGTTTCCATAAATGGAATATTCTTTTTTCAGGATGACGGAAAGATCACTGTCAGAACTTATGACGAAGACAGGAGCCCACGCAGAACAATAGAACGGTTTGAATGGTTAAGCGATCCGTCAAGGCCATTTCCGTCTGATGAATTTTTAACCAGCGTCAGAATAAATTATAATAAAGATCAAGAAGAGGATGAATATTTAACATACTTAAATAAAACGCTGGAAACCGCGACAAGAAAAATATTCAAGCAGTATAAACAGAAAACGATCGAGACATTGCTAACAGACGAAAGCGATGCGATCGCATTATCAAGTGAAATAATGTCTATAAGTTCCCAGATTGCTTATCATGTGGATAAAAGAAAAACAAAATTGCAACATATAGATTTAGAGATAATGGATTTTATCGTTGCTGATGTATCCAGAAACAGCGTTGATTTTGACGATATAGAAAAGCAGGTTTATGAAATAATAGGAATTACTAAAGATTTAAATACAAATAAATTATCTTTTGATTTAATATATGTTCAGGATTACGAAGAACAGGACGTTGATTATATCCAGGGCGATCTATATTATGATTACATCTGGGGAGATCGGCTCCATGCGATAACATCTTTTTAAGGACGGTATATTATGGCAGTAGCGACATTATACAATTATGATCCTCTGGATCCGGCTCAAATAACAAACGAATTATATGAGGCGGTCGGAGCTGATTTTTTTCAGCTTGGAACGGTCAAGCGCGCTTTTCAAGGCGGCGTGAATTTCGAGATATGGGATGACACGGACTCGAACGCTGTGCAGTTGACTGAGGACGTTGATTATGAACTGGGAGAAATAGACACTAAATATAGTGATGACGCTGGATATACTGTATATACAGGCGTGAAAATTTTAAATGTCGCATACCAGGCATGTGATTTATATATTACATATAAGGCACTGGGAAGTTATACAGACAAAACGACGCTTGATGATCTTGCTTCCGATATTGCAACATTGCAAGCTAATTCTTTGGTATTGTCAAAAAAATCTATAACTGGAAACCATACAGTTCTTGATGATGACGGATTTAATCTATTCGATTGTGATGCTTCCGCAGGGGATCTGATTGTCACATTGTCAACCTTGGCGGACAGTCAGGACAAAGGCCTCATGTGGTTTAATTATGGTGAGAATGGTGGAAAGGTTACAGTAAAAGGCGAGGGCGCCGAAACCATGAATGGCGACAATGAAGTTTACATGATGCATCCCGGTGACTATTTGTTAATATATCCGACTGCAACGGAATGGAGAATATTAAATATTAAAACAACCTGGCGGACAGGAATGACAAATAACGCTGGGGGCGACTGGACAAATGTTCACCTTGGAAGCGTTGAAATAACTTATGATAATTTAGGGGGTGCAGGCTTTACGGTTGGCGAAAAAATTACTGAGGAGATAAGTAATAATACTGGAATAATTACAGCCGACAGCGGGACGATATTAAAATTAAAACAGGTCACGGGAACGGGAATATTTACGAATGATAGAGAAATCACGGGCAGCACGTCAGCAGAAACCGCTGACGTTGATGGAAATACGAAAAATCAAGATACAGATTGTTTTCATAATATGGGAAAAAATCGAGGAGATTTATCTGCCCTCTTGTTAATTTCAACGGATGGAGATTACGATAATAGTTTAGAGTTGATTTACGGGAGTGCAGCAGGGGAATATGCAATCCAAATATTCCAGATAGACACAGATAATATTCAATATCAAACTATGACAAATGGTGGAATAGTTATAAATGCAGGCGGTGTAATGGCTGCGCTTGCGGTACAGGATTGGTACTATGAAATTATAATACAGAGGTTAATATAATGCTAACAACAAAAGAAGAAACATTTATTAAAAACCAATACGCAAAATCTGTAATTGAAAAACAGATTGAAGATTTAGAGGCCGAAAAATGGATCGAGGTCGAAAAAATACTGGCCAAAACAAACGATAAGGAACGGTGGGAAAAAAGACGGTTAAAGAAAATAGAATATAATACCCAGATTAAAGATTTAAAAAACTCGATAGAGGGGTAAAAGGAATGGATAAAGAATGTCGGAAACTACGAAACTTATCATTGCAATTGTCGGCGGCCTTCTCGGTTTTAGTATCTTGTTTAGTTTATTTAAGTTTATCATTATAGATTACTTCAAAACTATAAAAGAAAATAAAAAACGAATAGAAGAGATCGAAAAGGAATTGATCAGACGAGACTCAGATCATGACGAAAAAAAATCCCGTGACGAATCACGGGATTAAGAGGCTTTTAGAAGGTTAATACCTTTTAGAATTTATCTTCTGGCTGATCTCCGAATTTAAAATCAGGTTGCTTATCATTTCCATTTTCCGGCTTTTCGGCCTCCGCGCTCATTTCGACAGTCGCGTCAGCCTCGATCACATCATCCACAATAGAACATGCCCGATCCTGAATATCTCCATTATTGTTATTTCCATTATCGCTTTCTTCTTTTAAAAATGCTTCAATGTTTAAGCCCTCTTTCAGTGCTGCATAAGGTTTTAGAAATCTTTTAGCAGCGGTCTTAATACACATCATTACAAAGTCATCCTTCCAGGGTCCCTTTTTGAATTTAGAAAAATATACAGAATGACGATCCCTGATCAATTCGATCTCACCGCGTGGCATGTATTCAGCCGTTTTAGTTCCGTCCAGCTCTGTGATCATTCCATAAACTCCCATTAGTTCACCGCGCTTTGTTTTCATATCTATTTCGTGTCTGACTTCGCCGGTTGCATAATTCAGGGAAAATTTTTCCCCTTCATAAACTGCCCTGATGACAAAGGATTTTAAAACCGGAGGATCTGAGAGTACTATAAATTTAAATCCGTCAGCGGTCGGAATCAGCGTTGCCGTGTCTTTCATGGGTACGATATAAGCTTGTGGAATCTGACCGCCGATCTGTAATCCCATTTGAAGCGCAGTCGATAGACACATAAACAGGCTTTGCGCTCCTGGCTTTGTTTTAGTTAGCGCTAAAAGGTTTTTATCCTGTGCGATTGTAAGTAGCGCACGTTTGAAATAAACCTCTTCTTTTTCCTTTAAAAAGCCCGCTTTGATCTGCCATAGATCGGACTGTTTAGTTTTGACCATTGCAAATAATTGATTTTCTTGTTTTTTTTCTCCCATTTAATAAGCTCCTATATTAAAATTTTAAATTCCAGTAAGTTGTTTTATTCACAAAACCATCATTCAACATTCTTGTCAATCTTCTTTTATTCATTTTCTTATAATCCTTTAATGAATACCGTGTTACATCAAAAGCCGTTGCAAGCTT